CTCTATGCGCCTTTTAGTCGGCTCTATGCGCCTTTTAGTCGGCTCTATGCGCCTTTTAGTCGGCTCTATGCGCCTTTTAGTCGGCTCTATGCGCCTTTTGCAAGCAGTGGGGTTCGAACCCACGCATCAATGATAGCAGGTCTTAAGTCTGCCGCCTTAAACCACTCGGCCATACTTGCATTTTTTCACATTTTCAATGTTGAAAGCGCGTTGATTTTTTATTCTGTTTCCATGGGTGTCAAAGATAATTTTTGAGAGTCAATTGCTGTTTGGAAACGCGACTGTTTTTACAGAACAGTCAAACTGTTACAATTTTAGTGAATTGCTGTTATGAACCAAATAGTGTCAGCAGGCGGAATTCTCCGACTTTACCGCTTTTTTGCAAGGTTCTTATTTTGCTGTCTTCTTGTAGATTCGAAAATGAATTTGGGTGAATTGCTGTAGGAAGACGGTTTTTTGCCGGACCGAAGGTCCTTTTCCAGGCCTTCGGCCTTTTTAATTGGCGCTACGCGCCTTTTGCAAGCGGTGGGGTTCGAACCCACGCATCCGTAGATACTCGAACTTGAGTCGAGCGCCTTGGACCACTCGGCCACGCTTGCTTTCGTTAGTTTTCGGAGTTCTAACAACTCGATTTCCGATACGGGGAATTGAACCCCGGCCAAAGGAGTGAAAGTCCTCTATCCTAACCACTAGACGATATCGGATATGCGCCCTCGAAGAGGGCTGGATTCCGGTGACGAGCTCTTACTGGGACTCGAACCCAGGTTAGAGGATTCAAAGTCCTCGGTGCTAACCACTACACTATAAGAGCATTTTTTTGCGACGAATTTTTATGTTTTGTTTTTGGTATGTCGTTGTTGTTGATTTCGTCGTGTTATATACAGACGACTGTTTTCGGAGACGGCTACTCGGTTTGTTGGGCAGTGGCTCCCCTCCCCCGAAGGGAAACACCCGATGAGGGACTTGAACCCTCGACCACTAGATTAAAAGTCTAGCGCTCTACCGACTGAGCTAACCGGGTACTGTGTTTGTTTTTTTACAATGGGTTTTCTCCCATTTTCCGATACGGGGAATCGAACCCCGACCAAAGGAGTGAAAGTCCTCTATCCTAACCGTTAGACTATATCGGAACGATCCGACAACTATAAGGGTCTTCGACAACTATAAGCGTCTTCGACAAGTATAAGGGTCTTCGACAACCGCAGGATTCGAACCTACGAGACAATTTGTCAGTAGATTTCTAGTCTACCGCCTTAACCACTCGGCCAGGTTGCCTTTTTTGTTAGTTTTCGGAGTTCTAACAACTCGAGTAGTCCTAATGGGAATCGAACCCATATCTCATCCGTGTAAAGGATGTGTGCTAACCGCTACACCATAGAACCAGTTGGTGTCATAGGGTTTGCAAGCCCTATGCTACTCAGTGCGGGGATTGAACCCGCGACCCTCAGCTCATAAGACTGATGCTCTAACCACTGAGCTAACCGAGCATTGGTGTCCGTTTTTGGTAGAACGAACAAACTGTTTTTGTCCAGAGGGGGACCCCAACCCCCGAAGGGGGTTACCCGATGAGGGGCTTGAACCCTCGACCACTAGCTTAAAAGGCTAGCGCTCTACCGACTGAGCTAACCGGGTACCCATTGGGTGCTTTTATTTATCTTTGCAAAATCCGATTCAATTTTTTTTCTTGTTTGTGTTTCATTTTCTTCGTTTTTACATGTTTACAGTCGGTGAGAACATTTTTTTACAATTCGACCTCTCGGTATTCATATATGGGGGGTTTGGCTTTATACCATTTTGGAAAATATTTATTTTGTTAGCAATGTTGCAGTGACACATTTAGTTGAATTTTACAACAATCTTCACCGTCTCCTTTTTAATACATTTACACGCCGATACAGATAACTCTTCACGCTTCTTTCGTGTTTTGGTATTATCTGTGACCGATTCTTCTTCGTCGGATGGTGTTCTCCGCTTCGACGTGCTATTTCGATGATTCATGTCGTTCTCAATGTCGCCATGGTTTTCCTCTATATAATCGATAATCTTGTTTTCAATGGCCCACTTGAAAAAATTAAGTTGCCCGATCGTGGTTTCCATGGATTTTTCACCATCGTAAGGAATATTAATGCGTTCCCAACGACAGAACGGATCGAACCTATGTTTCCCGTAAGCCTTGAGTTTGAGTTTGTAATCGTTATAGACTTTGAAACGCTGAGACGAACCATTGGTAGATACGATTTCGTACACGGTATAATATTTTTTTGCAAAGTTCGTGACAAACCAATCGAGGATGCGCAGTGAGAGTTTCGATTCCCCATTAATAATAGACATCATCTTTTTCAAACGATCATTTGTCTTGTAAAAATCTGTCAAGTTTTTCATCAATAAGTCATTTTGTGTGTGTAAGTTATTCGATATATAAAGTGCCATGTTTTGTTTTATAGAAAGATTCGGTTTCTATTTATGCAGTTTTGATGAATAAATATATATCGTGATAATGTATACCAAAAACAGATGGATTTGGAAGGAAATCGCGAACTTGCATTGGAAATATATGAGACATCCATCCATGGCGACATAGAAAAAGAAAACGGGGACTCTATTGTTGCCACCGAAAAATTATTGCGCGAAATCCGGTCGAATTGCGTGTATTTGAGTATTTATCACAATCGTCGGTATCACTTTTATAAAAACATTTTATTTACCATATTCCGTGTTCCGCTCATAATATTAGGCGGGTTCAACTCATTTACCGCAGTGGGATTGCAAAATTATATTGAACAACGCACCATTTCTTTGATCAACGCGATGCTATCTTTGTTTTCGGCAATTGTCACCAGCATCGAATTGTTGTTGAATTTACAGAAACGCATGGAGAACGAGTTAGATTCTTATAAAAAATACTATAAACTAAGCATTGAAATTTACACCTATATTGAATTGGAACCTCAAAATCGGGATAAAAGCGCCAGAGTATTTTTGAAAGAAATACATAAAGAATATGACGCGTTAATTACGGCTGGAAATGCAATCAATGTCTATCGGCGCGGGTTTGATGACCAATTGGAATTGTTGAATAACAAATCGGCAATACCCGAACATAAAAATCTTACCTGCATTGGGTATTTAACGAATGGATGTATTTGAAGATGTCCGTGATTTTGAATCGAAAGAATTGTTGTTTCGAAGAAACATAAAGATGTCGATCTATATATTTCTATCGCGATGGAGAACTTCGATCTCACAACCCTCGATTTGGATGCAAAAATCCAGTTGCTGGAAACTGGTTACGAAACCTACATGGAACCCGCGTTTGTTTCCGCATTCGATTCCGTTCTTCCATTGGCCGGTGATAGTAAACTTGCGGATAAAGTGCACCAATTTGGCGCACTTTTGATTCAAAAAATAAACCCCTATTGTTTTCATCGGCTTTCGGAATCTATGTTCCATGGCTTTACATCAATCAAGTGGCAAGTCAAGCATATGTCACTTGTCTTATTGGGCGTTTTCGCAAAAACCCATCCCTTGCAAACGGCACAACATATGCCGGAAATTATGAAACAACTCATTGATATTTCGAGTGATCCCAAAAAGGAGGTGAAAACCCAGGTTGCAGCGACGTTATTAGATGTCGGTAAAACCATCGAAAATGTGGATATTCAACACTTGGTGCCTGCTGTCATTTCCGCATATATGAATCCATCGCAAGATACGCAAACGGCTCTCGATGCACTTGTTTCCACACCGTTTGTCAACGATATTGATATTCCCACGCTTGGATTTTTAGCACCCCTTCTTACGAAATCGATGCGTGAGCGCAAGATGGTATATCAACGCCGCGCAGCCGTTGTCATTGAAACGCTCATGAAACTCTTGAAAAACCCGGTGTATGCCAAGATTTTTTATCCTATTCTTGAACCTGTTCTTACCAAAGGATACGAAGAAATCGCCGAAGTTGAGATTCGTAATGTGTGTCTCAATTCACGCAATGTGTTGACGTCAGTATACAATTTGGGTGTGAACAAATCCTTGGATAATTTCACGATCGAGAACTGCAGGGAAACCTTTTCGAAGTATATTGGGACAGCGAATGACGAGACCTATGCGCATGTTCTCATAAATCATTCCATATCGTTGGTCTGGAATCTTGTTATCCACGAAATGAAGGAGGACGCGCGTTGGAAGAGTTGCATGGAACCCTACTTGAAATATGTGATCACTGACGAAGAGAAATGCGCCACCGCAATTTCCGAGATTAAAAACGTAATTTTACAAACCATTATCGTAGAGGAATACAATCCGGAAGACGATGAAGAGAACTTGTGCGATTGTATGTTTTCCTTGGCCTATGGAACTCGTGTTTTGTTGCATCAGACACCCTTTAAGGTGAAAATCGGGAGAAAATATGGGTTGGTCGGCCCGAACGGGGCTGGAAAATCGACACTCATGAAGGCCATTGCGAATAAAAATTTACAGGAATTCCCTGAAGATTTGAAAAGTGTGTATGTAGAACATGATATCCAGGGCAACAACGATGACACCAGTGTCTTAGAGTATGTTGCCAAAGATACGAAGATCGTGGACATGGGCATTTCCAATGCCGACATCGCGGATGGTCTGAAGAATGTTGGGTTTGAAGAAAATATGATACATGGGCCCGTGACAGCATTGTCTGGTGGGTGGCGTATGAAGTTGGCATTGACGCGAGCCATGCTTTTGAACCCTGATATGTTATTGTTAGATGAGCCGACGAATCACTTGGATCAATTTGCAGTAAAGTGGTTGGTCAATTATTTAAAAAGCCTTACGCGAACGACTTGCTTGATTGTGTCCCACGACACGCGTTTTTTGGACGACGTATGCACCAATATTATGCATTATGAAAACCTGAAATTGAAGTCGTATCGCGGAAACTTGTCCGATTTCGTAAAACAGAAGCCGGAAGCGAAACAATACTACGAACTTACGAACGAGAACGTATCGTTTCAATTTCCCGAACCTGGGCCATTGGAAGGCGTGAAATCGCTCACCAAAGCCGTGCTGAAAATGAAAAATAGTTATTTCCAATATCCCACCGCATTGAAACCCCAATTGGTTGATGTGAGTATTCAAGTTTCCATGGCATCCCGCGTGGCCATTGTGGGTGTCAACGGTGCTGGCAAATCCACGCTGATCAAGATTTTGGTGGGAGAACTAGAACCGAATCGTGGTATTATCGAGCGCCACCCCAATGTTCGTGTGGCATATGTGGCACAACACGCCTTCCACCATATTGAACACCATTTAGATAAAACACCGGTAGAATATATTATGTGGCGTTATCGCGCAGGATTTGACAAGGAACAGACGAATAAGGATAGTTTGACACTTACGCCCGAAGAATTGGAGGCGATTCAGAAAAAGGCCAAGGAGAACAAATATATGGTGATTAGTGAATTGTTGGCCCGGCGCACTGGAAAGCGCGAAAACGAGTATGAGTGCAAATCGGAAAGTGAAATCACGCAGTGGTTTACGAAAAACGAGTTGATACAAATGGGGTATGAAAAGATGGCGAAGGAGTTTGACGAAAAACTGGCGATGGAGAACATGTTGGGTCAGCGCAAATTGACCACGGGTGAAATCCAGAAACATTTGGATAACTTCGGTTTAGAACCTCAGTTTGCACAACATAGTAAGATTGGTATGTTGTCTGGTGGCCAAAAGGTGAAGATTGTGTTAGGTGCTTGTATGTGGAACTTGCCTCATGTTGTTATTTTGGATGAACCGACGAATTTCTTGGATCGCGATTCATTGGGTGCATTGACGGGTGCGATCAAGACGTTCAAAGGCGGATTGCTCTTGATTTCGCACAATGAAGAATTTTACAGGGAAATCTGTCCCGAAAAATGGTTGTTGGATTCGGGGAATTTGAGCGTATTTGGGTCGGAGTGGATGGAAGAGGTGGAAAAGGCGCGTAAGAAGGCCGAGAAGGATAAGGCGAAGACATTGAATCTGGAAGAGGCGGAAGATAAGTTTGATTCGTTAGGGAATAAAATCGAGGTTGTGCCGGAAAAGAAGGAATTGAGTCGTGCCGATAAGAAGCGGTTGTTGAAGCAAAAGAAGGACATGGAGAAGCAGGGGTTGGATACGTATGAGATTGATTTGTTATTGGGGACGGATGGGCTCGAATAGGTTTTTTCGATATTGTTTTTCAATATTTTTTGAATATTGAAAAAGAAAGTCTTGTTGTTCGCATATCGAATTTAATCTAGACATTATGCGAAACATTGTGTCTTTGAACCAAGGCTCTTATAATAGTGACCATTATAGGCTATATTTTTATCCAACGCTTTTGCTAGGGTTTTGTCACTCATTGTCAATGATCTTATGCAATCATATTTGCAGACGAATTCGCGGACCAGATTATTTTGTGTGTCAAATTGGCCGACTCCGTCTTTATAGAGAGTGGGTTCTCCGTTGATTCTAGCCTCAAACTCTCCTCTTAATTCGTCTTCACATTTATCATATAGCATATAATAATGGCCGTTTGTAATAGATACGTTTTTTACTGGTGTATCTAGTCCCGAAGAAGAATAACCATTCGCTATTGCTGCTGTTTTCCTATCCAAATAAACGTTGATTATTTGTGTTTTTTCGGAATTTATTTTTGCAATGTAGCCAAGATTTTGTATTTTTGTGACCTTGGTCGGCTGTATATTGCGTAACACCGATGGGTCTAATTCTCTATCCACGAATGCCCATCGGTATCCGTTGTATACCGTATTTTCTTCGATGGCCTTGTTGATGCTGGGACGCTTTATCCGGCTATCTTCTTTCATGCATTCTGTTACTGTTTCGTATACTTTTATGAGTTGTAATGTGTCAGGATTTATCTTTTGTAATCGGGGTCCTACAGTTACCAATGGTTGTTCGAACCCAGTTGTTGTTTTTGTTTGAGTCGAATTTAACTTATCAAGCAATTCTTTATTTGACTTTTCTAGGTTGTTTAATCTTTGAAGTATTAAGTTTTGACTATCCATGAATGTTTTTAAAGTCACATCGTTGCTCAGAAAATCCGAATGGCATGTATTGGTTGATTGGTAACCGTTGGATAGTATATTTTTTATAGTATGAATATCATCAGCCAAAGCATCGTAATCTGTTTCATTAAACCTCTGAATATTCTGTTTAATTGTCTTCAATAAAATGTTGTAGGAGAGATTTTTTCCGATTAAAAACAATTCTTTCGCAGTTTCGTGGCCAGAAAGCGTAGTAACTTGATTTAATTTTATATCCGGATGAGTATGTATGAAGGTTTCAAAATCCTTGCTTTTTTTAACTAAAAAACAATCCAATAACACACTCTCGTCGTAATGCGATTTGTGTTCATTATATCTGGCTTCTACGCCACGTCTGCTCTCGCCGATTTTAACTATATATTCACCATTTTCATATGACTTTACGCGCATTACATAAACAATTGCACCTACGTTTCCGAACTCTCTTAAAATAATTTTGTGTTTTTCGAGTTCTTTTTCTTTGATGAGATTGTCAATTATTTTCTTGGTGTTTTGCTCATTCTGTGTGAGAGTTTTATTTAATTGTTGCACCTGTAACTTCAATTCGTTTGTCTCTTCATTAATTACACTGTGTAATGTTTCTTCCATTTTGATATAATAATCATGTATTTGATCTGCCTTTGCAGTGCCGGCCTTCAAACAAAAACGTTTGAATGTATTTATTGTTAGCATAAACTTTTCTTTGTTATGTCCACCATGTTTTTTCTCTTCTGAATCTTGCTTTACACTAGTTTCAAGCAACTTTTTATAATCCATGTTTTCAATGAAAGATTTCTCTAACAATATTTTTGCTTTGTGTTTATGAGAAAATTCTAACCATTTCCATACATTATCCAAATCAATAATAAAATCTGCATTTGAATTGTAGTTCAAATAACAATAAAAACTTGTCACAAATAGTTGTTGATTTTCATTTGAAAAGTTGCTCTTTATCTTAGTAAGTAATTTGTGTTGATAAGTATCCGATAATCTAACTATGGGATTATTTTCAATCAAATCTACGATGTCAAGGGTTGTCATTTCTGACTTAAAATAAATGATGTTATTTCTTTATATTCTTTTGTCTTGCTTTTGTTTTTCATAATTCAATTGCAAGACCAGTAGTCTAAATCTTGCTCAACCAACGGGTTGAGCAAGATTATACTGCATTATCGTCTGAATAAAATATTAGATTGTTTGCTTTCCCGTGCGGGAAAGCAAACATGCCCGAATTCTGTCAATTTATTTGCTCACCCGAAAGGGTGAGCAAACGCCAATGCATTTATGGTAACATTTTTACTATTAATTTGTATGAGAAACAACAATTTATAATATTCGAACAAATTCTTTGCTATAACATTCTGTTATTTTGGTTTGATTTTATTTTTTAAAGCAAAATCAAATATTTTTTATGGTTTTATTAAAATAAAATATGCGACTGCATTTATGCAGTTTAGTTGGAATAAGCGACACCAGCCATGCCCGACATAACGCGGAGGACGTTGTAATTCACGGCGTAAACGCGCACCTTGGCAGTGGCAGTGCCGGCAACGGTGCCCGACGAGAGCACAAGTTGGAGCACAGCGTTGTCAATGCGCGAGAAGTTGCAAGAACCTGATGGTTGGTGTTCCTCGGGGCGAAGAGCAAAGGAATACACGTTGATACCAGCATCAGGGTTGCGGGTGTGGTGTTGGAAAGGTTGGACAACATCGAAGTAAGAGCCTTCGCGTTCCGAGAAGCGGTCTTGGCCGTTGAGTTGGAGCTTGGCAGTGACCACGGGGTTCTCGCCCCAGCAGTGCATGTCAAGGGCAGTCTCAGCGAGCACGAAGGTGCCGGCATCCGACACAAGGGAGCCTTCGTTGCCGGCGCCGCCTTGGTTTTGGAAAGCAAGTTCAGCGTTACCACCGGTGGCCCAGGCACCGCCGTTTCCGGTGGCGTCGATGGCACCAGCCATTTGGAAGAGACCGGAGGTGTTGATGAAGCCCGATGCACCAGAGACTTCCTTGGGGCCGCCGAAAGCGTGGACGGCGTTGGGGAGAGCATCGATAGCATCGGTGTAGTTGAAGGGTTGGGCACCGAGGGTGCGGTAGAGGAGGCCACCGGCATCGAGAGACGAGCAGTAGTCAACGTTGGCGTCGGGTTGCACGACCCAGATCAATTCCTTGCAGGGGTGGTTGAAGTTCAACTTGATCTTGTTGGAAGAGGATCCCACGGATTCATCGCCAGTGAATTGGACTTGTTCGATGAGGTATTCGTGGGGGTTTTGGGCCATCTTGCGGCGCTCGTCGGTGTCAAGGAAGATGTAGTCAACGTAGAGGGAAGCGGCAACAAGGGATTGTTGGTAGGCTTGGGACACGGATTGGGTGCCGGCGCTGGGGCCAGACGCAAGGGACTTGACGGCCCAGAGGCACTCACCAATGGGGCGGAAATCAATGTTGATCTTGACTTCGTGGTATTGGAGGGCGATGAGGGGGAGGGCAAGGCCGGGGTTGCGGCAGAACCAGAAGAGAAGGGGAATGTAGAGGGTGGTCTCGGGGAGGGCGTTGCGGGGAGCGCACACTTGGGAAGGTCCACCGGCAGCGGCACAGGGGCCAGAGATGGCGGCGAATGCGGGGTCAGTGATGTAGGTAAGTTGGGTGGTGTTACCAATCATCTTGAAGTAGCCGCGTTGTTGCTCCTTGGAGAGGGTCAATTGGTTCCAGATGTGCATCCAGTCACCATATTGGCGGTCAATGCGTTGGCCACCGATTTCAACTTCGACTTGCGCGATGAGTTGTTCACCGATGTAGTCCAACCAACGAGCATACACGCCGTCAGAACCAGAGGTGGCCATCGATTGGTTGATTTCGGGGAGGGTCACTTGGAGGTAGGTGCGGTAGGCAAGATCGCCGTTACGGGAGATAGTGCAGGTCACGCGGCGGCCGAAATCGGCTTGGCCGGAGAAGGTTTGCTCGATGGATTCCATCGCGAAGTTGGTGTGGCGTCTGTAAGACACCTTCCAGAAGGTAATTTCGGGGGTTCCCGTGAGGAACACGTCTTGGGCGCCATAGGCGACGAGTTGCATAAGTCCACCAGCCATTCTAGTATAAAATACTTATATGCTATGTTTAGAAAAAAATTTGGGGAAATGGTATTTAATTCCTAAATTATAATTTCGCACAAAAGGGTTACAAAAATTATAACTCTGATGTAGTGGATTTTACAAAAATTTTAACTCGATATATCTAGATAACATGATTTGAAAAGTCGAAAACATGATATTTTGAGGGGGAGATTTTCCCTAAAGTATTTTGAGATTTTTATTCGAGAGGATGACGGGACTGCGGGTTGGTTGTTTTGAATGTTTTTTTCGGAGGGTGCATATGCATTTCTGCAGTTGCTATGGATAATGGTGTTTGGAATTTGTCGAGAGAGTTGGACGGGTCTTTGGGGAGAAGATGTAGGCATTTTATAGTAGTTGCGTAAAAATTATATAAAATTGTTTTGACTATACTATTAATATTTGCGTAAAAAATATATAAAAATAATCTCCGACTAGAATATAGAATGAGCGAATTTACAAAAGATTTGGACGAGTTGGCAAATAATAATAAAAAATGCAATCTAACCAGATATTTAAAGAAAAATTACAGAGAAAACATTCATTACATTGTCAAAAAAGGTGGGTTAATAAATGCAAATAAAAAACTTGGTGGCGCAGGATTAAATAAAATTACGTATATGCTTACGGAATCCGCATTCGAACTGTTCAAAAATACATACAATTTGCGAAATAAATATATTGTGAACCTGAGTGATACTGTAAAATACGTAAATATTGGAATGTGTATAGAAAACCAGACCATAGGATTTATTGAAAATGTCTATAGTAATATGTTAAATGTGAAACGACAATATGCCATTGGCAAATATCGTGCCGATTTGTATTTCATTGATTATAAACTGGTAATCGAATGCGATGAAAACGGACATGCAGATAGAGATTATGAACAAGAAAAAAAAAGAGAGGAATACATATTGTCGTTAGGTAACAAAGTCATAAGGTATAATCCAAATGAGAGTTCATTTGATTTGTCCAATGTGTTGCGAAAAATATCAGCCGTTTTATTCTCATCTAAATTGTAATTCGCAACGTTACAGTCGCGCAAAATACTCACGAATCGCCTTCTCCATCGGCAGGTGTCTCACATTGTCCAACAACTTTGCCAACATTTTATAAGGTGTCATTTCCCGTAGCGCTTGCATTCCAATCTCACAAAACATATTCAATATCGTCGGATCGTATCCGCTCATCATCGAACAACCCGCCTCTGTGGAAAGCGTGGGGAACCCCGATGTCTTCCGGAGATTCCAAAAGAGAATATGAGGCGGACTAAGAGGCCGTCCATAAAGACGCATTCCCACCTCCGCATACTTCGCCTTGATCTGCTCGTGCATCGTGGCCCATTTCCCCCTTGCCTCAATCTTCTGAGAATCATTGGGGGCATAAGAACCACCGTTCATGCAACTGAGATTATCATCAATCTGCATATCCGAAAATATCGCAAGAATCATGTTCTCCACATCCTCAGGAGGAACACCGTGCACCTCAATTGCAGTAAGAATCATATCCAGCGCCTTATAAAAGTCCGTGTTTAGTCCCGCGGACCCATTCTTCATCATGATCGCCGAAACCATATCTGTAAACGTCTCCTTGCCGTCTAGGTTTATCCATTCAGGTTCGGCAGAGAAGGTTAGAACACGCTTACCGAGACAAGACTTTTCCGCAACACGACAACCAAG